TACAAGCCAGATGGCGAAGTAGTTAAGGCTTTTATGAAAGATGACACGTTCTTTCGTGGTATCCGTGGGCCTGTTGGCTCTGGTAAGTCTGTGTCCTGTTGCGTAGAGATTTTTCGCCGCGCGCTTGCACAAGAGCCTAACAAAAAAGGTATACGCCGTAGCCGATGGGCTATCATTCGTAATACAAACCCACAGCTAAAGACTACAACAATTAAAACATGGCTTGATTGGTTTCCCGAAGAGGATTGGGGCAAGTTTACTTGGTCTGTTCCCTATACACATATGATAAGAAAGGGCGAACTTGAGCTTGAAGTCCTGTTCTTAGCCCTTGATAGGCCAGAAGATGTAAAAAAATTGCTATCATTAGAGCTTACTGGCATCTGGGTGAACGAAGCTAGAGAGATTCCTAAGTCAATTATTGACGCTTGCACCATGCGTGTTGGTCGTTTCCCCTCTATGCGTGATGGTGGTGCTACTTGGACAGGAGTTATCGCTGATACTAACGCCCCAGAAGAGGATCACTGGTGGCCTATTATGTCTGGTGAAGTACCAGTACCCGATCATATCCCACGCGAACAAGCTAAGATGTTGGTCAAGCCAGACAACTGGTCGTTTTATACACAGCCCAGCGGCATGGTAGAGAAGCATGACAACGAGGGCGAGATAGAAGACTATGTTCCTAATGATGTCGCTGAAAATAAAGAATACATGCGAGCTGATTACTACTCTAACCTGATACGAGGTAAGACTAAGAGCTGGATTGATGTGTATGTTATGAACAAACTAGGCTCGATACAGGATGGCAAGCCCATTTATCAGATGTTTTCTCCTGATATACACGTAGCAAGGGAGGAAATACCTATTGCTGCTGGCGCTCCGCTATACATTGGCATTGACTTTGGCCTTACTCCAGCCGCTACATTGGGTCAAAAGGTGCGTGGACGCTGGTTAATACAGCAAGAACTGGTTGCATTTGACATGGGTATTGTAAGGTTTGCAGAAGTAATGCGCGAAGAGATTGCAACTAGGTTTTCCCAAGCCTCAGAAGTATTTATATACGGCGATCCAGCTGGTGATTTCCGCGCGCAGACAGATGAATCTACTCCATTCCACATACTGCGTGGTGCTGGATTGCGAGCGTTCCCTGCTCCGTCAAACTCTGTAGACCTTAGACTTGAGTCTGTTGCTACTCAATTGCAGAAGATGAGTGATGGTAAACCAGCATTTCTTATAGACCCTCGGTGTCAACAATTGATTAAAGGCTTTGAGGGTGGGTATCAGTATCGCCGTATGGAAGTATCTGGTGAGCGATATGCAGATAAACCTGATAAGAATATGTTTTCTCACGTCCATGATGCGCTGCAATACATGATGTTGGGTGCTGGTGAAGGTCGTGCGCTAATGAATAACCAAAAGCCAGCCATACCAACTGTAGCTAAAAGTAGTTTTGACGTGTTTAATCGTGGTAAAAAGCCACAGCGAAGATCAGGTTTGTGGTCACGGATGTAAATTGTGCATTGAAAACTTATCTTTTTTATGCCAACCAATATGAAACTAAACAAGGAGAACAATATGTGTGGTGGTGGTGGCGGCAGAAGCCAAGCGGATATAGATAAAGAAGCTGAAAAAGCAGCTGCAGATAGAATTGCTGCGGAAGATGCAAAGCGTACAGAAATTGAAGGTCGCGCCGAAGAGAAGCGTGAAGACATTGGCGAAGCAATAGAATCACGTACTGAACGTCGTGGCGCTCGTGGTGGTTCTGGTCGCCGTTCTTTGTTTAAAACTGGCGCTGGTGGTTATTTGGGTCGCTTTGGCTAATGGACAAAGCAGCTAAACAGTACATACAAAAGTATGAAAAAGCCAAGTCCTTTCGAGAGAACTGGGTTCCGTTGTTCGAGGAGTGCTACGAGTACGCATTGCCTCAACGTGAAAGTTTTTATGCTGAATCTGCTGGGCAGCGAAGGGATGATAAGATATTTGATGAGACTGCGGTAGTGGGTGTGCAAGAATTTGCTAGCCGCCTCCAGTCTGGGCTTGTTCCTAATTTTGCTAGGTGGGCTGACCTCATGGCTGGTAGTGAAGTGCCTCCAGAACAGCGCGAAAAAGTTAATAATGAGCTTGATGAAGTAACAGAATACGTCTTTGAGATACTACAAAACTCTAACTTTAGCCAAGAAGTACATGAATCCTTTATGGATTTAGCAGTTGGTACAGGTATTTTATGCGTAGAAGAAGGCAATGCTCTTAACCCTGTCAACTTTGCTGCCATTCCTTTACCTCATGTTGTGTTAGATACTGGCCCTGATGACAAGATTGACCATGTTTTCCGTGAGCGTAAGAACGTAAAGTACGATCACTTGAAGCTTATGTATCCTAACGGCACTCTTGATCCTAAAGTTGAAAACAATATGGGTATGGATAAGACAACAACAGTCCTTGAAGTTGTTTGTCGTGATTATGCAAAGCCACTTGAGGAAGCCTATCTTAGTTATGCTTTCTGTATGACAACCAATACAGTTATAAACTATAAGCAGATGACAGGTAGCGGTTCTAATCCCTTTATTTGTTTCCGCTGGTCTAAATGTGCTGGTGAAGTATATGGACGAGGCCCACTTATTAATGCTTTATCTGCTATTAAAACTACAAACCTAACTATTGAAATGATACTTGAGAACGCACAGATGTCTATCTCTGGTATATATCAAATGGAAGATGATGGGGTTATAAATCCTGATACAATACAGTTAGTCCCAGGCTCTATCATTCCAAAAGCTATGGGTTCTGCTGGACTGCAGCCTATTCGTGCAGCTGGAAACTTTGATGTAGCCCAGCTTGTGCTAGGTGATATGCGTCAAAACATTAAACGTGCCTTGTATAACGATATGCTTGGTAATCCTGACAAAACACCAGCATCAGCTACAGAAGTTGCAGAGCGTATGGCAGATTTGTCTAGGCGAATGGGTGCTGCTTTTGGTAGATTGCAAGCTGAACTTGTTCAACCTGTACTGCAGCGCGTTATTTACATCCTTAAAAAGCAAGGACGTATTGATGTGCCTACTGTTAATGGTCGTGAAGTTAAGGTTCGTTCTGTATCTCCACTAGCCCAAGCACAATCTAACCAAGATATTTCTAGCGTTGGACGTTTCCTTGAAATGGTTGGCGGTACGTTTGGCCCAGAAATGTTGCAGCTACTTATTGATGGTGAACAAACTGCAATTCATTTAGCCAAAAAGTTTGGTGTGCCTGAAAGCTTGATTCGTGATGAAGAACAGCGTAAACAAATAGCTGCATTAGCGCAGCAAATGGCGCAACAACAGCAACAGCAACAACCACAGGAACAAGTGATTGAACAACAAGGTTAATATTGGAGTCGATGGTTATCAAAGGGCGTCTAGTCAAGATACACAGATTAGCCAACAGGTAGCCGAAGTTGTTAGTACCCCTGCTGGTGCAGCTGTATTAAAGTATTTGCGATCCATTACCATAGAAATGGTACATGGGCCTAATGTGACTACAGAAGAACTACGCCATATGGAAGGCCAGCGTTATATTGTTGGCCTTTTAGAGCGGCGCATATCCCACGCACATAGGAGCAAAAACAAATGAATGAAACATTAACGACTTCCGAAACTACAGAAACCGCTACAGAAGAGCCGCGTGATTTTGTAGTTGCTGAGGATTTAACGCCTGATAGACCAGAATGGTTGCCCGAAAAATACAAAAGCGGTGAAGATTTAGCTAAAGGTTATAAAGAATTAGAGTCTAGGCTTGGCACTAAAGAAGAAGATTTGCGTGTTAAGTTTAAGGAAGAGTATGAATCTGATAAGTTTGCTGAAAGGCCAGCATCGTCAGGTGAATACGCACTGCCTGATAGCGTAGATAGCGAAGAAGCTGTCGATAATAGTCTACTAAAGTGGTGGGCAGAAGAAGCATTTAATAGCGGATACAGTCAAACCCAGTTTGAAAAGGGCATAGATATGTATATGGAGTCAGTTGAAGGTTCTATGCCTGATCTTGATGCTGAAGCTGCAAAGCTCGGTGAAAGTTCAGAGCAACGCATTGAGGCTGCATCTATGTTTGCAACTAAATTCTTTCCAGAAAATTCTATGCCAGCAATTGAGCGCATGTTTGAAACTCACGAAGGTATTTTAGCAGTAGAAGCTATTCAAGAAGCTATGAAAGATGGCAACTTTGCTGGAAGTGCTGAGCCTGTTTCTGGTTTAAGTGAAGATAATTTAAGGGAGATGATGCAAGACCCTCGCTATTGGAGCAAGAATGATCCTGCATATGTACGGCAAGTAGAGGCTGGCTTTAAGAAACTCTATGGAGGATAAATTATTAAAACGTGGTAGGTTTTATTTAACTCCATTTAAGTTAGAGCATATTGATGAAGTTGTTAATAATCTAAGCTATGAAAACGTCAGGGAGATAAAACTCCTTGGCTACAATAGTGTTAGGGAATGTATTGACGACATGGTTAAACATGCTGATTGCTATTTAGTTCGCAAAGAAGGCCAAGTATTCACAGCTATTGCTGGCCTTTGGTATGAAGATAGTAGAGAGATACCTCAATTTTTTGCAATGTTTTCCCAACGTTTAAAGAAAGATTTTAAATCTATAGCTCGCGGATCAAAAATGTTAATTAATTTTTTAGACACGCTTCAAGATGAGATGTCTATGAGGATTTTAACTGACCATGAGTTCATGTTGGACTGGGCTTCATGGCTAGGATTTGAAGCAGTTGGCATTACTAACTATAATTCTAACAATTATGTTGATTTTGTGCGTTGCATTTCACCACAAAAAAGTGCTTATAGTAATTCATCACGGCCCGTGATGCACTGAAAGGCCCATTTGGATACCCTTGTCGATGTGAAGTAACGGATACCCGAGTAACCGAAACTTTATATTTAGGAAAAGAAAATGGCTAATACAATCGACCAAGCTTTTATTAAGCAGTTCGAAACAGAAGTCCATATGGCTTATCAGCGTATGGGTTCTAAGCTTCGAAACACAATCCGTTCAACAAACGTATCTGCATCAGTAGCACGATTCCAAAAAATCGGTACTGGTACTGCGTCAACTAAATCACGTAATGGTAACGTTACGCCGATGGAGCTAGCGCACACTAATGTAGAAGTCACAATGGCTGACTACTACGCTGCAGAGTACATTGATAAGTTAGACGAATTGAAGACTAACATCAATGAGCGTCAAGTTGTTGCTCAATCTGCTGCTGCCGCATTAGGCCGTAAAACAGATGAGCTAATTACAGCGGCATTAGATGCTGGTGCAAGTAGCACACAAATACATGACACAAATTCTGCTCTTGAAAAAGCTGACTTGCTTTCATTATTTGAAACAATGGGTACTGCAGATGTTCCAGAAGATGGACAACGCTACCTTGCTATGTCCCCTGCTGGTTACACTGACTTGTTTTCAATTAATGAGTTTGCTTCATCAGATTACGTTGGGCCTCAAAACCTTCCGTTTGCTGGTGGTATGACAATGAAAGAGTTCTTGGGTTTCAAGATTTTCTCAACGTCTGCCGTAGCTGCTGGTAAAAACTTTGCTTACCATACATCAGCGGTTGGTATCGGAATCAATGCCGATGTTAGCACTGAAGTAAATTATGTAGCTGAGAAGGTATCTCACTTAGCGACTTCAATGATGTCAATGGGATCAATTGTTATTGATGCTAATGGTGTTTACGAAGTTCTTGACAACAATTAAACTGGAGTAAAAAAATGGCTTTTAATGCAGCAAACTTAACTCGCATGGCTGGTGCTTCTGGAGTGTCTTTATGGCACTACACATCAGCAGATTCAATTGCGACTGTAAATTCGGCTGGATATTTTAATGGTGCTTCTTCCATGATGAATATTCGTGACGTTATTATCGTTGTAGACAGTAACACTCCGACAACAAATCTTGCAAATGTACTTACAAATACATCAGCAGGAGTTGTAGACATTTCTAATGGCACTGCCATTGTAGAAACTGACGGAGATTAATAAGGAAGGGGGCTTCGGCCCCCTTTCATTTCTATAGATAGGTTGATTAGATGCCAGCAAATACACCAATAAAAGTATGTTCACGCGCCTCCGTCCTAATGGGCGGTTCTCCTATTTCAGCCTTTGACGAGGGTACAGCTGAGGCTGATGTCGTCGATGCTCTATACGAAGACATTGCAAGATCGTCTTTGACTAGCAGTCGTTGGCGATTTGCCACCAACCAACAAGTTTTAAATCGTTTAGTTTCTGCGCCTACAGGAAGATTTGATGCAGCATATCAAATGCCATCTGACCTTCTTATGCTTAGCGCAGTTACAGTAGGCGATCACCCCATACAGTATGATACATATGGGGATAAAATCTATGGAGACATAGATACTAATGATGTTGTTATTGCTGATTACATTTACAGAGCAGCAGAAGCGCACTGGCCTCCATACTTTACGTTGGCAGTAGAGTTTCAAGTTGCTTCAATGTTGGCAATTTCTATTGCAAGAGACGCTAATTTAGCACAGATGATGGATCAACAGGCGGAGCGCCAAATGATAAAAGCTCGCAGACTTGATTCACAGCAACAGACTACTCGAAAACTACAGACAACAAGGTTTATAGCACAGAGGCGTAGCTAATGCAGAAAGTAAGGATTCCACAAAATAGCTTTCAATTTGGTGAGATTAGCGAAAGCACTATAATGAGGACTGATAGTCCTATTTATTCAGCGTCTGCTCAGAGTTTAGAGAATATGATTGTCTTGCCCGAAGGCGCTGTTAAGAAGCGGCATGGTTTAAAGTTTCATGCAGCTAATGGTCAAACAAATAAAGACGTATACTTAGCTCCATTTATATTTGATGATAACGAAAAATATATAATTGCAATTGGTGAAGCTTACATTCTTTGTTATAGGCTTTTAACAAATGGAACAGTAAGTCTTGTATCAACTATAACTGCTGATACAGCTTCTGCTTCTTTACCTTTTGACGCAGATTACATACGGCAACTTAATACAGCACAGTATGGCGATGTTATGTTTATATCCCACCCTCTGTTTGCGCCTCGTATGTTATCAAGAACAAGTCTTACAGCTTTTGAATTAAGTACATATAGCTTTGATGAAAGCTTTGATGGTCACAATACTCACCAGCCATACAGCAAGTTTCATGCTACAAGCACAACACTTGCAGTAAATAATACTTCTGGAAATGGCAGAACATTAACTACAAGTGCAGCTTATTTTGATACTACAGGTAAACACGTCAATACAGTTCTGCGCTATGGTGGAAATGAAATTTTGATAACTGCTGTAGCTAGTTCTACTAGCGCGACTGGTAATATTATTGATACTTTAGATGTGCGTTTAAGCATTTTAAATCCATTAAGAACAAGAAACGGAAGCGCTATTATTGAGGTCACGCAAATAGAACATGGTTTTGCTGGCGGTGAATCTATTGCTTTTTCTGATGCTGTTGCTGTTGGGGGTATAGTTGCTACCAATATAAATGGCTCAAGGACTATTGGAGATGTATTAGATTTGAATACATATACAATTACTGGTGGTTCTAATGCAACATCAGCCGAAGATGGAGGCGGTTTTGTTAAAGTGACTACTGGAGCTGCTACTCATATATGGGATGAACAATCTTTTTCTGCTTTGCGAGGCTATCCAGCTGCAGTTACCTTCCATGAAAACAGATTATGTTTTGGTGGTACTATTGCAGAGCCTGATACAATTTGGATGTCCAGTCTTGGAGAGTTCTTTGACTTTAATGTTGGGGATGCCGAGGATACTGATGCAATTAATTTAGTTGCTGCGACTGGTGATGTTAATGAAATTAGGTATATGAGGTCGAATCGTGACCTACAAGTATTTACATTGTCAGATGAGCTGTATGTACCTACTTTTTTAAACCAAGCAATTACACCAACTAATGCTCAAATAAGAAAACAAACACCATTTGGTACTGAGTTTGTTTTGCCTACATCTATTGATGGTGCTACTGTTTTTGTTGAAAAAGGTGGTAGAGCAATACGCGAGTACATTTATTCTGATGCAGAAGATGCTTATATATCTACTGCGGTTTCAACAGTAGCTACTCACTTAATAGAAACACCAGTTGATATGGCTGTTGTTCATTCTGGTTTTAGCACTCAAGAATCTTATGCAGCTTTAGTTATGAATAATGGGAATATGGCTTTGTTTAGTTCTAGTAGAGCTGAGAAACGTGCAGCTTGGACTAGGGTTACATCTCAATGCGACTTTAAATCTGTTGTGGCAATTGGAGATAGGTTGTTTTCTTACATTAAAGACACAAACAATATCTATACATTGTGTGAATTTGTAGGTGATATTGGTTTAGATAATTATATTTATGTAGCTTACGGCAATGGGACTGTAAGCGTCAGTAGCGCCTATACTACAGGCACTGTAGATGTAATTGGATATAACTCAACTAGCGGAGTATTTGCTTCTCTAGGCGAGTTTACTGTTAGTAGTGGTAACATTACTATGACTGCACATAGCGGTCATACTCATTTCTATGTTGGCAAAAAGTTTACAGCTAAAATTATTACTAATCCTATAGACACTGTGGTTGGCAATGGGCCAGTAACAGGTGACATACGCGGCATTGGGACAGTTGTTTTAAGTCTTAAAGATGCTACTTCGGTTAAAGTAAATAATAGAGCAATTTCAAACTTAAATGGATTTAGTGGAAACAAAGAGGTTAGGCTTCTCGGATACAATAGAAATCCTCAAGTAACTGTTGAGCAAGTTGATCCAATGCCTATGCAAGTTAATGGTCTTATTTCGGAGTTAATTTTATAGTGCAAATGATTTTTCAATTATTATCTGGTTTTATGTCAGCGAAAGCTAGCAAGGAAGCTGGTAGAGCAAGACAAGATGCAGCCAACATGGATGCGTTTAATACCGAAACCGAGAGAGAACAGGGCGAAGTCTTTGCAATGCAACAGGCTGCAGCTCGTAGGGCCGAGTTTGATTCAGCAACAGAGGCTAACATAGCTATGTTTTCTGTTGGTAGGGATATTGGTTCTGATAGGTCTGTTGAGGCTTTCTTAAATAAACAAAAAGAAATTGCTGCGACTGATCTTGGCAGACTTGATAATCAAAGACGAGCTGAGGCTAGTGCCAGAACAAGAGAAGCCATGGCTCTTCGCCGTGGCGGTAGAGTTGCTAGACGTGCTTCTTTACTTAAAGCTACTGGAACAATCTTTAATACTTTTTCTGATGCTTCAAAAACTGCTGCAAATGGAGGGACAAGATAAATGGCTGTAATTAGACAGAAAACTCAAGTCTTTAATAAGCCAGTTGGTGTGCGTAGGATAAACACTGGTGAAGCAGAAATGTGGGAACAAATCAGCCAGCAAGCTGACCAACTAACTGCTAGAGCTTTTGAGGCAGCAGCTAATAATGCTCGCACTGTTGGTGAGGAAACTGCTTTAGCTCAATCTAGTAAACAAATTTCAACTATAAATCCTCTTACTAATGAACCTGAGGCTTATACTCCACCAGCAGAGTTTGGAGAATTTGCCGCTGCTGCTTATCAAAGCATGATTAATAGAAGATTTGAAGAGTCAGTTAATTCTGAACTTACAGCAATGGGAGCAAGTATTGCTTCTAGTTCTAAAAGTGCGAGCCAATATCGTGATGATATGAGTAAGCATGTTAATAATATGTATAATGCAGCTGGAGAGAATACTTATTATAGCAGATATATTACTGAAAAAGGTACTAACTATGTCCACAAAACATACGAATCACTTAAAGCAAAAGAAATTGAAGAAACTAAAGCAGCGATTGAAAGGCAACAAATTGTTGCATCAATTCATGCTGGCAGAAATATAGCACAACAAATTGCATTAGGAATAGATCACAAAAAAATTGAGGAAGATATAGGTATAGAGTACATAAGAGCTTCTGATCTTTTTAAGACAGGTGCTATCACACCCTCACAATATAACTCCGCATTAGATACGCTTGATGGATATAGAGCTTTATCTTCTAATAATTCTTTAGCACAAATATACTCAAACATGACTGAAGCAAACCAAAATTTATTAATGATGGGAATTGATAACCCTAATGTGTTAATGACATTATCCAATGACACAGGAATTGGAAATTTAAATGAATTGGTGTCTGTTGCTTCTATAGCTAGGGGTAAAGATACTCTTCGATCTTCTTTAAAGGCTTCCCAAGAAGCAGCAAGTAATGTTCAACAAGATAATACCGCTACTCTTGTATCAAAACTTACGCCTCAGATTGCGCTTAGTCCAAGTTTTAATACTATAAATATGGCAACTAGTTCAATAGCAGACCCTAAATTAAGATACCAAGTCAAAACTGAACTATACGCTAATTTACTAGAAAAGAAATTAGACTTTATTACATCTGGCAGCAGTAACCGCCTTGATGAATTAGTGGTAGATTTATTAGATTCTAGTTCAGCATTTGGTTCAATTAATAATGTTAAAGATAAAAAAATAATATCCGAATTAAAAAGTTTAACTATGGAAGAGCGAAAAACTTTATCGCAAAAGCTAAATGATAAAAGATCAGCGAAAGCCAGACTGGAAGGCGTAGATATTAAAAAGGCAGAAAATGCATTAAGATCACAAGCCCTTGCTTTTAGTGCTAGTACAGATTTAACAAAAGATTATAAAGAATTACGCAAAAAGATTAACGATTCGTCTCTTTCTAGTGCTACTAAAATTTCACTTACAAATGAAATTGGAGAACACTATACTAAAATTTCGTTACTAAAAGCTAGAGATATTTTACTTGAATCAGCTGACGAATTAACTGCTGTTCTTGATGCGCTTGTTACTGGAAATAATATAAGTTTAACAACGCAAGCACAAAAAGATAAATACAATATGCTTCGTCCAGCATTTGATGAAAGCCGAACTGTTGTAAGTAGCGCATTAAATCAAGAAATTCTTTCTATTAAAAACCAAACTAAACTAACGATTGAAGCTAATACAAATTTAGAATCTGGAATTGGATTTAATAATGGCATAGGACAAAGTCCTGAGAATATTAAAAAGTATATAGACCAATATTTAGCTAACGAAGTTTTATCTGCTAGCAATATAATGTTATTTCCAGAAGTTAATAAACTAATGGAGCAAGGAATTTTAGTACCTCAAGTTTTAGATGTTTTAAGCTCTTCCTTAACAAGCTCTAGTGAACTTGATATTGAAGCAGCTATGAATATTTGGGAGCAATACACAAATTTAAAAGTTACTGGTTCAGATCAAAGAGATTTGCCTTTAGATTTACTTAGAGCGTCTATGACTCAAGAAGATTACGCAAGATATTCTGCTGCCAGTTATATTGGTAGATCAGAAGGTAGAAGTCCTGCAAGTATATTAATAGAACTTAGAAATTATTCTGGTGATTTAAGCAAAGATGTACTTTTTGATGTAACAGGTAAAAGGCAGGGCGTTCTTAAAGATATTCTTAAAGAGGTCAGGGCTAGCCCTCAGTATTCAGAACAAATATTATCTGTTATTAAGATAAAAAAAGCTAGAGGAATTACTATAACTAAAGAAGTAATAACTGAAACAATCTCTAGTTTTACTAAAAATATGATAAAAGACCCAAACGTATTTGGTCCAAATATTGGAGACTCAACTGTTTTTGCTATTCAAGGTTATCTGACTACTAAAGAAATATTAGCTGCTCGAAACTTTTTTACTAATAAATTAGCTCTACATCCAGATAATAAATATGCAAATTATTTAAGAGGTGGTACTGCTGCCGATGCTTTTATAAGGGCTGCTGGTCAAAGCTTTGGCTTTAATTTTTGGGATGGTATGCTTGGAGTTAAAGATAAAATAACTGGTGGTTATCAAAATTTAGTTAATATGAATGATAACCAAAGAATTATTGATGGTGGCAGAGCATTAAACTTTAACGTTATTTTTCAACCAGATGTAGCATCTTTTGACGAGGGTAAGCCTCAGTGGCTTATTGGAATCCCATCTGAAAACGGAGGCTTTGAACCTTTTACAATAGATGGTATGCCTCAATACATGACTAAACCTAAAGACGTGTCTAATATAACTTTGGCTGCTCTTGTTAATTTTCAGCAATCAAAGAGTCGCGGTGGTACTAAAGCTGAACAAGTAACTGCAGAAATTCAATACTTAGCAACTCTTCCACACTTTACAGAAAAACATTTTATGTCAAACGCAGCTGAACAATTTAGATTTTCTGGTATAAGAACAGGGCTTGGAAGTAACGCTAGAGTTCTTGAAGTGTTTAGAGCAAAACGAAAAGCTTACAATGAAAAGGATTTGGTTGAATAATGGAAATAATAGTACCAGAACCAAAACCATTTGACGAAAAGCCAAAAGGCCCAATAGATCAGGCTCCAGCTACATTTGGCGAAACTGCTAATGCAAATTTCAACAAATACATTGATCCAATCATAGCTCAAAATCAAGTGTTCCTAAGCAAAGGCCCTTATGATCCAAACGCTATTAGCCGTGTAGAAGATTTTATAGAAGAGAATGGTATATCGGGTGAGTCAGCACAATATCTTCGTACTTTTGGAATTGGAAGCCAAGAAAACTTTTTAGCTGCAAACGAGTTCCTTGAAAAAAGAGATAGAACAAGAAGCATTCTTGACAGATCAACTGGTCTTAATTTGTTTGCAAGTGACCCACTTGTTTATGCTTCTATAGTAATTCCTTACGCTGGTTTTGCGGCTACTAAATCTTTGGGGTATCTTTTAGCTAGAACATCTACTAATTCTGCAAGTAAAATTGCTGCAGCTAATAAAATAAAACAAGCACATAGCTTAATGGGGCCTAGAAAAAGTTTAACTGCTGGTAATCTTGCTAAAATTACAGCTTTAGACACTGCCGTACTTGATGGAAGTTTAAATTTATCTAAAGCATTAACAGATTTAAGTTTTGGGGAAGATGTAAATACTACTCTAGGCAATGCAGCTTTATTAACAACCGCTACTATAACTGTTAGTTCTGCTTTTGGATATGGACTTGGTAAAGCTCTTATTAGACCAGCGGCTAGCAATAAAAGGGTAGCTGTATTTCACGAAGGTTATAAAACTTATCTTAATAGCATTACTGACAAGCCAATAAAACGTGGTGAAGATTTATCTTATAGTGGACAATGGTTTAATAATTCTTGGTTTACAAAATTTTTACCAAGTCCAGTTAAGGTTACTGTAAATGATAAACTTTTACCTGATTGGGCTGTTGAGGATATGTTAGGTTTAGCTGGGGATAATGGTATGCCGTTAGCTCTACATCAATTAGGTAGAAGCATAGGCACTCCTGTTTATACTAATGCTGCACGCAGACAAGGTGATTGGTATGTAGCTTTAAACAAAATAAATGAAGATCATAGGAAATTAAACTCTCGCGGAAACGCTGAGTTTATGAATGTTCCTGTTGGTGCTTTCTATGAAAAAATACGTTCTAAGCTTGGAATGACAAGTTTTGCTCCAGATCAATGGTACAATCATGTCGGCAGATTAATGGCAGATGATATACCCTATGAGAAAATGACACCCGAAGAAGCATCTTCGGTTCAATCTGCTCGTACTTTCTTTGAAAAATATGGCAAAGAATTGGAAGACGAAGGTTTAATTAATGCTAGAGATATAATGGAAGACACCTATCTTAAAACTGTTGGCAAACAAATGGAGCTTCAAAGTGTAGTTCGAAGTATTATTGATGCGAATAAAAAATGGATGAAGAGTTGGGAAAAAAAGAATCTAACTAAAATTAAAACAACTGAGGCTAAGTTAGTTCCATTAATTAAAGCTTCTTCATCTAGGGGTTTAACTAAAAAACAAATAGATTTTAAGAAAAGATTAGAAACTGAATTAGCTCAAGCTAAAAAAGATAATGCAACTATAGCTGCAAAATTTGAGTTAATTAGAACTGCAAAAAACATAGATGATCTTGCTGCTTTAAATAAAGATTTAGATTTAACACCTCGAATGGGTGGAGCTTTACAAGATATAGGTAAAGCTATGAACGAAACTAAATTGCGTATTGAAAACGCTTTAGACGTAATTAATAAAGGTGGTGGGAAAAAATCTGCTACCAATTATTTACCTAGATTGTTTAATAGACGTAAAATACATAGTGATCGAGATGGATTTAAAAAAATATTAATGGATCATTTTAAAGAAAATCCAGAGGTTACTCTTAAAGGTGATGATGGTTTATTTAAAGTTAAAACATTTGCAATTGATCCAGCATCCCTTGAGCGACGAGCTAATGAAACAATAGAAACTATCTTAGGTGAAACTGATGACGATGCTATTGATGCTATCTTTACTGGGTTTGGCAAGAGTGGGCCTTTAGTCTCCAGGCGATTAAGTATTAATAATTCTAAAGTAAAAGATTATATAGTTACTGACATTAAAGAATTAATGATTGCATATACAAATAAAGTTGCTCCCAAAATTGAGTACCATAAAAGGTTTAGAAACCCCAAAGATGGTAAGCTAATGACTCTTGAAGCTAGGATAGATTATATTCGAGAGCGTATGGTTAAAGAAAAAGTTCCAACAAGAACAATAAATAAATACATTAAAAACTTTGTTCACAGTTATGATAGAGTAGTTGGCACAACATTAAAGCGCCCTGATGCAATAGATACTAAGGTTGCCAACTTTTTGCGGACAGCTACAAACTGGACATTTTTAGGTAGTTCTGGCGTTGCGGCTGTTGGTGACGCAGCTTCATTAGTTATGGATCACGAGTTAAGAGCTGTTGGTTCTGGTCTTTTAGGTTTAATGGACGATTTATCATTAAAGATGTCTAAGCATGAATTAAATTTAGCTGGTGAAGCTTTAGAAATTGTTCGTGGAATTACACATTTAAAATATATGGAAAGTTTAACTAACGATGTTTTTACTAAATCGTTACCTGATAAATTAAATAATGCTTTCTATACATTAAATGGTTTAGCGCCAATAACTGTTACAATTAAAGCTATGGATGGTTTGTTGCGAGGCCATACGATTATTGATGCTTCAATAAATTTAACAAAAGGACAAGCCACTCCATTTGAAAAAACATTTTTAGCTCAATATAATATTACGCCAGATTTAGCTAAGAGAATATCTAAAACTCCTTACGAAAAAAGTCAGGGCAATTTGTTTTTGCCAAATACAGAAGCTTGGGTTGATGATGAAGCTGTGATTGCTTTTAGAAACGCTCTTAATTCTGGCGTTATGAACAGAGTTATTATGGGTACTCCAGCAGATAAACCTATAACTATGGATGGCGTTGCATACATACCAGAAGCTTTTGCTAGGTCTCTACCATTTTACAAAAATCTGCCTAAAGATTCACGCGTTAAAGGTTATGTTAGAATCGAAAGTGGTTTGCTTGCACTGCCATTTACTTTTTATAGTTATTCTTTTGGAGCTTTAAGTAAGATAACAGGCAACCATGCGGCTGGAGCAGTTAGAAATAGAGCAGCTCATATGGCTGTAGCTATGGGTCTTGGCTATTCAATTGTTAAATTCCGCACACCAGACTGGGCTTGGGATGAAATGGATTTTGATGATAAGGTTATGAGATCTTTTGATTTCTCAGGTCTTGCAGCTATTCACAGTGATATGGCTTATAGAACTTTAAGTTTTCTTGCTGAAACAGGTGCAGCAAACCCAGAGAACATGCCAATAAAACCTAAGTATATTGGTGAAGTTGATCCTTTTGCGGCTGGAATTTCCATTCTTGGCGCTCCAGCTGACTGGTCGTATGAAGTAATAAGTGGAGTTAAAGAAATGTTGGGTGGTGATGTTGGTACTGGAGCGCAAACTATAGCACGAATGTTACCGCTTACAAAAACCCTTTTACTTGGAGATGGTTTAAAGCAAGGGGCTATAGATTTAGCTGGTCAATTGCCAAATAAACCTTAAACTGCACGCATGATTTTGTGCGTTGATTTTTAATAAGTTTACTGCGAAAACAAAAAAAAAGAGGTGATTTATGACTATATTATTATCGACAAACGTTCCAAGAGTTGCTTACACTGTAGGTCAAGGCGTAGTTCAAAAAGTATTTGCTGTTCCTTTTGAGTTTTTTGACGATGAAGACGTTACTATTTATGTTGATGGTATTAAAAAGACGCTAGGTTCAAACTACACACTCTCAGGTGGCAATGGTGCGGTTGGTACTCTTACATTTAATACAACTGGTGGAACACAATTAATTACTGGAGCTACTGGTGGCAGTACAGTTATTATTGTGCGCGATGTAAAGCTTTCAAGAGTTACCGACTTTGCTACAAGTGGAGATATTAATAGAACGGCTTTAAATTTGCAGCTTGATACTCTTGTTGCACAAATTTCCGATATGGATGATCGTCTTTCTCGCACAATTCAACTTAATGATTTTGAAGTTGCTCCAAGCATGTTGCTTACTGCAGATCGCAAAGATAAAATCTTAGCTTTTAACGCATCAACTGGCAACGTAGAAGCTGGCCCCTCAATATCAGCGGTGAATACAGCGGTTACAGCACTCTCTACTACAACTACAAAAGCTAATGAAGCTGCTGCTTCTGCTACTTCGGCTGCTTCTTCTGCAACTACAGCGACTGCTAAGGCCACAATAGCAACTGACAAGTCGGCACTAGCAGCTACTGCAAAAACTAACGCTGAGACAGCAGAAACAAATGCTGAAACTGCTGAAACTAATGCAGCATCTAGTGCATCTACAGCTCTTACAAGGGCAAACGCGGCAACTGCAAGCGCATCTACAGCTACTACTAAAGCATCAGAAGCTTCTTCATCAGCCTCGTCTTCTTTGAGTAATAAAAATGCTACGGACACTGCAAAGGCAAACGCTGTTACCGCCCAAAATGCTTCTGTCGCTGCTAGGGATGCTTCCGTTACCGCCAAGGATGCTTCTGTTGCCGCGAAGGATGCTTCAGTAGTTGCCAAGAACGCTTCAGTAGCTGCCAAGGATTCTTCAGTTACTGCTCAAAATGCTTCTGTCGCCGCCAAGAACTCTTCTGAAACTGCAGCAAGCAATTCGTCTTCTAGTGCATCTACAGCTACTACAAGAGCAAATACAGCTACAGCAAAGGCAGACATTGCAACTGCTAAAGCCATCATAGCTACAGACAAAGCAGCGATAGCTACAACAAAAGCTAGTGAAGCTGCGAGTAGTGCATCTTCTATGTCAAGTTCTGTAACAGCGGCAACAGCGGCTAAAGATGCGGCACTCGCGGCATTAGATTCATTCGACGACAGATACTTAGGAACGAAGTCATCAAACCCATCAGTGGACAATGACGGAAACTCATTAGTTGCTGGTGCATTATATTTTAATACTTCTGACAACACGATGAAAGTGTACGAAGGTTCTAATTGGGTCGCGGCTTACGCCTCAATAAGTGGTGCTTTGCTAAAAACTGGCGGAGTAATGACAGGTGCTATCACAACTAATAGTACGTTTGATGGGCGAGATGTAGCTGCTGATGGAGTATTGGCTACTAATGCTTTACCAAAATCTGGTGGTACTATGACAGGCAATATTGCACACGGCAGCGATTTTACGCTAGACGTAGCAGGGAATATTACCCTTGATGCAGGCGGTGGGGATATTTTTCTTAAACAAAATGGTACACATTATGGTAGTATAAAAAGAAATAATGGTGACTTACAAATTCACAGTGAAGCAAGTGACGAAGATATTTTATTTGTAGGCAAAGATGGTAGCTCAGCTATAACAGCCCTTACCCTTGATATGTCTAATAAGGGTTCGGCTATTTTCAATACTGACGCATCAATAACAGCCCAAGGCACACACAATGAAGGCGGTGGCCAATTATTCTTAAAGGGTACAGACACCCCTGCGGCAAGTAAAAACTTAGGTCAAGTAAATTTCGGCAATTCCGATGACCAATCTTTAGCGATGATACGTGGTGAATCAACAGCGGCGACAGGGGCAGATTTAGTTTTCCAAACTGAAGAGGCTGGTGCAGCTATTGAAGAACGTATGCGCATCAATGATTCAGGTGAGGTAGGTATTGGAACAAATGACGCTAAACGAAAATTACACGTTTCAAGTGGTGGAGCAATATCTTCAGGAAATGATTATGATGTTGCAATTTTTCAAAATAGTGATGCGGCAGGAATACGATTAGTTGATGCAGGAAATGGAGGAAGTAATGGGGGTAACGCAGGACTAGGCAACGACAACGGAAACCTTAACGTTGCTTCTGCAGGAGTAATGTCCTTCTCAACAAGCTTAGCGGCAAATGCCCCTCTTTATGGTGGATCGGGCAGCACGGGCGGTACAGAACGTATGCGCATCGACACGTCAGGCAACGTGTTGGTGGGTAAGACTGCTACTGCCCAACAGACTGCAGGGACAGTTTTATACAATTCTGGTCAAATATATGCTACTGCTACTAGCACTCACCCTCTGGTAATAACTCGTAAACAAAATGATGGCGCACATGCTATTTTTTACTCAGATACAAGTGAAATAGGTAAGATTGGTAATTCTGGTAGCGCATTATCTATATCTTCAGGAGCAAATATTACTCTTGATGCTGATGGTGGTTTTATTAATTTTGCAGACGCTGGTAATGTTGTTGGTGTGTTCGAAAACAATGGCGGACATTTTCATATAAAGGCAGGATTACAAGATAAAGACATAGTCTTTAGAGGCAACGATGGCGGTTCAGCTATAACAGCTCTCACCCTTGATATGTCTGATGCTGGGTCGGCTCATTTCAACACCAGCATTTATCTTGGCGATGGAAAAGCAATAAAACTAGGCGCTTCTGCTGACCTACAGATTTACCATGATGGGCAAAATAGTTACATACAAGAACAAGGTACTGGTCAATTACGACTTGATACAAATGGGACGGATGTTCGCATTACAAAAAGCGATTCTGAGTTTATGGCAAAATTCATTGTAGATGGTGCAGCAGAGCTATATCACAATAATGCAAAGAAGGTTGAAACAACTAGTGCAGGCGTAACAGTCACAGGTACAGTAACCGCAACTGCATTTGCAGGTAGTGGCGCTAACCTAACAGGTGTTGGCGGCAGTACAACTCGTGGCGATGTGGGTACTTATACTATTGGTTGTACTACTAGCTTTCAAGCTAATGTAACAATAGCTAGAGGGGCTACTATTGCAGGCAACACTATTGCTCAAGGTAACACACATGGATTTAGATTGATACCAAACCGAGAGTATCACAACCAACAGATTACAACACAAGGTTTATCAGGCACTTGGAGAAACATGGGTGGTAATGTTAGACACAACAACGTCAATGACAAGCCTGGGACACTGTGGTGCAGAATATCTTGATAAATAATTGCAACAAAAGGAGGCGCTTATGCCACAAGTAACAATAACAGAAGTGCGTAACGCACAATCTCTAAGTGCAGCAAATAATTCATTTCAATTAGAAATTAATCACCCAGAGTTTGGTTGGATACCATATGGTTTAATGCCTGATGACACAGATATGACTGTAGACAACAGTGTATTGCTCGAACTTATTGGTTCAGATTATGATGCTTATGTTGCACCTACTCAAGCAGAGTTAGATGCAGAACTATCGGCAGATATAAGGGGTGAACGTAATCAAAGGTTAGTCGAAGAGGTAGACGCAATAGCTGGTAATGCACTACGTTGGGCGGCACTTACAGATGCTCAACGAACTGCTTGGGGTAACTATAGAACTGCATTGCTAGATTTACCAACACAATCTGGGTTTCCCAATACAATAACGTGGCCTACTAAACCATAATAAGGATAAATAATATGCCAACAACACACATATGGTCTATCTCTGACTTAGAGCGAAACACATCTGACAACTCAGTAACAACAGCTCACTGGCGTTGCGAAAGCACAGATGGAACAAACACTGCATCAGCCTATGGTGCAACGTTACATACAGGTGTGCCATCAGATGCAGATTATATTGCTTACGCTGATCTAACAGAAGCAAACGTATTATCTTGGGTACACGAACAAGTAACTAAAGCTGATACTGAAGCGGCAAACGATACTAAGATAGCTGAACTTGCGAGCCCAATATCTTTAAATGGAAAACCTTGGTAAATAAATGACACGTTTATTTTTAATAGCATTATTTTTATTGAGTGGTAGTTTTGCGTTTGCCGATGAGACAATCAAGACTGAGACTAAAGTAATATCTGATGGTAAAATGGATACAACTATTAATAGTCCACCACCATCAGCCATATCACCTCAGATTAGCGCAAGTAATTCTGACCTGTGTACTGTCGGTGTGGCTGGTGCAGTCCAAACGCAGATACTTGGTATCTCTGCTGGTCGTACTGTACGTGATATGAATTGTGAGAAACTAAAGAACGCTAAGACTATGTACGATATGGGGATGAAAGTGGCAGCCGTGTCCGTAATGTGCCAAGACGAAAGAGTGTTTGATGCTATGATGGACGCTGGTACTCCTTGCCCTAAAGATGGTTTGATTGGTGACAAAGCTAAGCTTGCTTGGCAGATGGCAGCTAAGAATGAAACTTTAGAACGTGAGAAAAACAATGTTGGATTAAGGCTTTTCTATGGTGATGATGGTACAAAGACTGGCATTAGTGCTGTGCTTGCAGCTCTGGCCTTCCTACTCCTACTCTGAACCATACTCGTATGGTACGACTGGGAACGCAGCATCTGGCTCATTAAGTTGGGGGATGAGTTCTGTCTTTCCTTCTATTACAGGCTTAGATGTAAACGGATTACTGTATAGATATACTACAATTAAAAATCGAAAAGATAACATGAAGGTTCACGTTGGAAACAAGAACCCAAATGGAGTTGGTTATTTATTTCGAGAGACTGATGACTGGTCTGGAGTAGATGGCAATACTATTGTAAAATATTTTCCTCTTGCAAACATTCCATCCTCTAAGTGGGGTGATGGTTCAATTGAGGTTGAGGGTACAGGTTCAGTTACTAATGCAACAGTGATATATAACTATAGAATAAACGAGTGTTATAATCCGCAAGCTAATGAACTATGCGCTGGTTATGTTAAGCCTGTGCCTGTCGTTCCTGTTGTTGAAATATACAATGCTACAGAAGATGAAGATGTAGCTGCTGCAATAGATACAGAAATAGAATTTGAATATGATAGCGATGGGAATCTTATACTTGAAGACGAGGAAGAAGAAAAAGATACTCGACTTGAAATGGGGCTGATTGCATCTGCTAATGCACTAACCTTATTTAAAAATGCAGGTCAGGCTGACATCATTATGTCTATTAATCTTGAGACAGACTTGGCTGCATATTATAATTCCTCTATAGGTGGTGGTGTATACAATGATAACAATATACTTACTGATTCAAATTTACCTGATAACAGCAGGGCTTTAAGAAATAATTTTGCACAACAACTTCTGCACGATAAGATGATTAACATGCAGTATAACAAATGAGGTTTAATATGAAATACTATATAGCGACACTCTTATTGTGTGCGTCAACAGTCAATGCAGACGTAAATATTGTAGGCAATGTCTCTGCTAAGTGCGTGATACAAACTACAAAGGCAGGAGTATATGGGAATCCAACAGCAAATAAGCTCAGCACGTTAGCTGCAGATGGAGGAGTGCAACCTATTGTACGATATGATGTTGCTCTTGCTGACAACTATCTAGCTAGAATTACGCACCCAAATTCCTTTTCTTCTTCTCCAGCACTTACAGACAGCGTAGCTTGGGTTGGCTCTACTGTTGTTTCTCAAACTTCTGCCGCTGGAATGTCTGGATATAATGCAGCTAAAGTTGTTGTGGGTAATGTTACACAGTTTGATCTCACTGTTGCTGGCAGCACTTGGTTCACAACATCCTCAACGGCTACATATGGTGTATCAAAAGCTTTTTCTGGGGGTACATATACTGCTTTGGTTAGGGCTGAGTGTATTGCTAAATAAATTAGCTATAGTCTTGTCTCTCTTAACGTCTGATTTGTCGGCGCATGAGATGACTCCAGCTTATCCAGACTTAAAGCTTTCGCACGTCTCTGGTATTGTAAAAGCTGAGATGTCTTTGTTTAATTCTAGGGAGGATGTAAGTTATTATCAGATAGAAGTGTTTGATTTAAACTGGAACAACCTACCATTCTCTACAACCTATAAGATTATGAAGGTTGATTATAAAGAGCGTAGGAATTTTAATGTTTATATTCGCAAGTCTGATTTAGATATAGCTACATACATTTGCAGCACGTCAAAAGTTAAGAAAAGAACTGGAGCAAAAACTTTAATTTCTTCTAGGATATGCTCAAAGATTAATGGTGAAACAGCATGAGACTAGCTATAATATTTTTCCTCATTGCCAGCTCTGCTGTTGCAGATAGCAGTACGTTAGCATTGTCTCTGCCTAATCCACCTATGAATTATCAATCTGATAGTTTTCGTGCAGGAAATTTGCACTGCTCAAATGCTGTTGGCGGTGGTACTAACTTAGAGTTTGGTGTGACAGGTGTAATATCAAACATGGGTGGTAGCTTTACTGCATCACAAAATAAAGATGTAGGAGTATATGCTCGCGTTGTTATCCCATTAGACAAACCTAAATCTAGGGTAAACTGTGATGACTTATATCAAGTGGAGTTAGCTCAACGAAGATTAGAAATACAAAAGCTGCGTAATGAATTAAACGAATTAAAAAACTTGCAAGAAGAAATGAACTTTGAAAACTAATGGTAGATTTAACAACAGTTGGTGAACTTGAAGATCGTGAGTTTAAAGCTGGCGGTGTTAAGATGTCGTTCAGCTCTATCATGGCTATCTTTGTATTCCTTTCTACTGTGGTTGGTGGTTTGTATGGTGGCTTTGTTATGTATCAGAAGATTGAAGATATTGCTGGCCTAGATATAGGTGAGTACCAGCAGCAGATGGATGTGATGGATGCTAAAGTGTCTGGTATCTCAGAGAAAGTAGAAGAATCTGTTGAGTATACTAGGGATATTAAGAATGGATTAAAGGATGACATCTTACGCATTGAGCAGCAAACAGATCGTATCGAAGATATGGTTCGCAAGAGTGAGGACAAGATACGTTCATTGATTGATGCAGCAGAGGTGCGTTTTGAAAATCAAAGAGAGCGTGTTAGAACATCTCAAAATTCAGAGATGAAAGATTTAGAAAGTAAGCTAATGGATAAACTTCAAAGGGCTTTAGATAATCCCTTGTCGGATTAGGAGATAATTATGGATGAGTTTAAAAAATTTGATGTCAATGGTGATGGCAGCATAGATAAATCTGAATGGGATGCGCTTGAGTATGAAGATCGTAAGCGTAGGCTAGAGGATGAAGATGCTCAACGTGATGCGCAACGCAAGATGACATGGTTTGCCCTGTCAGGTATGCTCCTATACCCCTTTGCGGTGGTGCTGGCTGATCTATTGACTTTGATTGAGGCTGCCAAGATACTTGGTAGTATGGCTAGTGTATATTTTGTCAGTGTTGCTGGCATAGTGGCTGCGTTCTTTGGTGCGTCAGCGTTCACGAAAGGAAAGTGATATGATTGGATTAGGTTTATTGGGTAAGGTTGCTGATCTTGCTGGTGCTGTTATAGATTCAAAGGCTGTTGTTAAAAAGGCTGAGGCTGAAACAAAGATGAAGCTTGCAACTGGTGAGATTTCTTGGGAGCAAGCAGCAATAAAGGCCAGCGAAAATAGCTGGAAGGATGAGGCTTGGACTGTGTGTTTCATTGCAATCGTTGCTTGTTCATTTGTTCCACCGCTGCAGCCCTATATGAAAGAGGGCTTTGCTAATCTTGAGGCAGCACCACAATGGTTTCAGTGGAGTTTGTATGCTAGTATAGCTGCAAGTTTTGGTATCAGAACTATGAAGGGATTTAAGAAATGAGTGCAGAAAATTTTGATAAATGTTTAGAAATGTTACTTGAACATGAAGGTGGCTATGTAAACGATAGCCGAGATCGCGGTGGCATGACTAATCTTGGCGTGACTAAGAAGGTATACGATGAGTGGATAGGTCGTGAGTCTACTGAACAAGAAATGCGAGACCTAACACCTGATGATGTAGCTCCTATTTATAAGAAGAACTACTGGAATCGAGTTAAAGCAGATTCACTTTATTCTGGTTTGGATTGGAGCGCGTTTGACTGGGCTGTTAATTCTGGAAGCGGACGACCAGCAAAAGCTATTCAACGTGCAGTAGGTGCTACTCAAGATGGAGCGATTGGCCCAGCCACACTTGGTCTTATCATGGAGAAAGAACCTAAATTTATTATTGAGTATGTGTATGATGTTCGTCAAAGTTTCTATGAAAGTTTAAATACTTTCGAAGCCTTTGGTCGTGGTTGGACTAGGCGTAACAAAGAAACATTAGAGCAGTCATTGAGTATGATCTAGGTATCTGGTATCTAGTTTCAGCAAGGCAGCTATTTATTCTTCTCCCATAATAGCTGCCTAGCACGAAGGCTATGTTCTTGATGGTGCGCTTGCGAACCTTGAACGAAAGCCTGGGACTGCCATCCTTTTATTTTTTAAATACTGCTGCACTTCAAACTCATGTACTGCAAAGCCGTATGTTATCTCTGCTTTCTCTCGCTTACATTTGGTTGATGTTAAAAATTCTTTGTACTGTTCATGCCTAGTTTTTTCACTCGTATATTTATATGGGCTTCTTAGTTCTGGCCTCTCTTCTGGTGATGTTTGTGGTTTAAAATTATATTGATTGCCTGCTGTGTAGCCTGCTTTAAATTTTATTCCGTAATTTGTTACAGCATTATTTATTTCGTATCTTGTAAAGCCAAATAGATTTGATGTTTGTGCTTTAGTTAATCCTGATTCTGCTGCTTTAATCATTTGCGCTATGTCTGGCCCTGCCATGTGTATCTCCGTAGGTGATGGGCGAGCCTTTCAACTCGCCCATATTAATTAAAATGGAATGTCATCTTCTCCAAGCGACAGATGGGTAGGTGTTACCGAGCCTATTGGTCTAGCTCCACCGCCACCTTGTCTCTCAGTGACTTGGATAGATAGATAGTTGCTACCATCTGACGTTGCTTTCTTCCAGCCAGCGACTTGCATTGACTTGTTAGTAGCGTAGTCTTCTACTGGGCCAGAGTAATCAGGTGCATTGTCATTGCCCTTCTTATCATTCTCAAAGAACACGCCTACCTTTTGGTAAACCTCTATGATTTTCATACCATTTTTTGTTTCATCTGCAACCAGTACAACCTTGCGGTCATTACCTTCTAAGTTAATCTTGCCTTGCAAGATCATCTTCATAGTATCGAAGGGTTTAAAGGCTGCGCCTGAGTTAGTGTTGTCGTATTGTGTCATGCTTCTGACTCCTATTTTACCAGCTACTGCCAGCTTGTTTATCGCCGCTATCTGCGGCATACTTATTACCATCCATCTTCCCAAGGAAGACATCGGCGTTACACCCTACATGTGATAGGGCTTTAGTGAGGCCATCAGTGATAGCCATCTTCGGAGCGTCCTCAGCCATACGACCTTTGGCGCTATCAAAGAACTTACGACACCCAGTAAAGGGGCCGAATGTATTTGCTTGTGATCCATGCCATACACTGACATGCGCTACTACAGCTTTGTCACCATTAGATATTTCCACAAATTCTGTTGTGTTGTGCCAGCCCCAACCCTCACCGACTGGGCCGAATTGCTTAGTCATCATGTGTACCTGATACTGTGGATCAATAGATGTGAAGCTACGTGATCCGAAGCTTACCTTCTTTAGATACTTAGGATCAGATGTTGCTAGATTGTCCCATATTTTTAAGTTGCTCATTTTATTTCTTCCTCTTGCTGATGCGTAACGATCCTCGTTTGTCACGCCTTATTGTTATGTCGTCTGAATAAACCTCACGTTCATTGTCCGCGACCATTGCCTTCAAGTCTTTCTTTGCACTGTCAAATGATTTAGCTGCTGACTCATTATCAATGTAGTCCTGCGTAATCGAAGTGAAGTGGTTGTCCATGCTTGCGTCACGCTTAACCATATCGTCTATCAATACTTGATTGATTGGTGATGCGATGGGCTGGTCGTGACCAATAGGCTCGTCATCGCTTTCGACATGGCCCCAGAAATCTGAACAAGCATCAAGCATGACAGCTAAGTAGGAGCTGTTTGCCTGTATGTATGTGCTTTCCCATCTGTTGTTGCCAAAGATAACTGACATGTATGCACCATCAGTACCAGCTAACCAGCAGTATAGCTGCACTTGTGCCATGTAATACTCTGCTACATTGTGAATAGTATTGTGAGCATAGGTATGCTTGGCTTCAAGGATGGCATTGCTTCCATCAATGCGTCCATCAATCGTACCCTTGTATGGTACTCCATGTGCTGAGCGTTTGAACTCACACTGCTGAGCAGTTACTCGTTTATCATATTCTTTTTCAAACCATTCGATGTTAAAGTCTTCGGTAAGCACACCCATCTGCACGGCTAGGTTGTTAGATAAATCTTCTGACTCAACACGACCTGTTTTAATTTCCCACAGGTTATACCAATTGCCATTCATAATTTTGACAGCATCACTGCCACCTATAAATCCTTTACGTTCCATATTTATTCTCCTCTTTCAGTTAGTTATATACTGCAACTACGCAGTAGGATCAATGTATTTATTGAAGTCTGATTCTTGAAGGTCTGTCTCTGCAAGTAATTGCTCACGATAAGGACAGTCTTCTGCTAACAACCAGTCTGGTATGTCGTGACCATTCTTAATACGCTTGACCATACTCGCCTGATTGCTGACCATTGCAACAGGCTGGTCGCTAGCTATTAATGTATTGCGAGCGTATTCATCGACAGCTTTCTTAGTAGATTCGATGAAGGTCTTGATAGTAGGCCATGACCTTGACGCTTGGTAAGCTCTGACATGAACATCTGTTTTCTCTAGCACTGCATTGATGTCATTAGGGTTAAAGTTTGAGGGTATGTAGCTGTTAATATCATTGACAATTAAGTTAAGCTCGTCACCTAATGTCTCACGATCCATGCTGGCTGGTGGTGAGTAGCGTTTTAAGACACGCTGCAGCCACGAACCGATAGAAATTGTACGCTCGTTAAGGGTCATGTGTTACTCCTTCTGTATGGCTAATTTATTTTGAGGCATATCCATTAGTATATCCTGTAAGAAATCTGTATTGTTCTTGGGCTGTGGTGCTATGTGATCTAGCTCGTCTTCCCATCGCTCGCCGTTAAGCCATGTCGTTGGGTGAGGAATGAACTGTCTGTCTTTACCTTGCATTGCATTAGAAAAATTTGCAGCTGCTATAAGTATAGCACGTGGATCAGCTATCTTACATGCCTTCTCGTACGCCTTGCGAGCATGACCCTTAGCTATCTTGCGTGGGTATACTAACCAGAAGTCTTCGAAGGGTGGTGTCTGTGTGACACCCGAAGTAGTATTACTATTAGTATATATATCTATTACATTAGATATTACTTGGGGTGTCTGTGTGACACTGGTGTCTGTCATGTCTGTCTCCTTTAGGTGAACGAATTGATATACACTAGCAACGCCTAGCCAGCCTGACTTGCGAGTCAGATAGTTATTATCTACACACCAATTGATAGCGCGTATGACTGTGCTTCTGCTGAGTTCTGTTTTTTTTACGAGAGTTGGTATGCTTGGATAGCACATACCATCTAAGTTTGTGTAACTAGCAAGCACAATCATTAAGTATTTTGCATTTGAATTGTTTACTTGCCAAGTTATTATATCTCGTAGTAGTATGTCCGCATACATTTGGTTCCTTCCTGTTCCAATTGTTTCTCTTCTGAGTTACTTCCAGCGTGGACTGCTCGTCATGCTGGAAGTTTTATTTTTCTGTACTCCGCTATTCTCTTGCCGTTATCTAATGTAACCATTTCTTTATGAAAAGGATAGCCTGATTCTTTAAGCTCATACATTCTTGACGCTAATCTAAAGCAGCCATACAGATTTAATGCTTCATATGCTGTGATTGAATAGCCTTTGTTAAGATGTTGTTCTATTTGTTTAGTCTGATTCATCTTTCTTTACTCCTAGTAAATGTTCAAACAATTCTGCTGGCATTATTACCAGAGATTGTGGATCGCCATGCCTACGTTTATACATGGCAAGGTCACGCCCCTCTAATACTGTGAAGGGACTGGGGAAATTTGATTTGTCTCGGTACTTAACTTCTGTTACCAGCTTTCGTCCGCCCAATGTGATGTGGATGTCACCACTCCACTCACCTCCAAGCGCACCTGAGAGGGGGACGCGGTAGTTTTCGATACCAATTTTGTCGAGCCATTCGCAGAATCTTTTTTCATGGTAGATTCCTTTAGACTTATTTTTGTTTGCCATCTTTCCTCCTCATAGCAGCTAAGACATATGGTGTGGTACATAGCTGGCTTGATTGACGCCATGATTTGAACGAACATATCAGTGCGTTGACCACAAGCATCACACTTAAATGTGTTCTTGTTTAATATCTTTCGTGCAGATTTCGAACGTACAGCCAAGAGCATCCAACCAACAAGCGAGCATGAAACCAGATGGGACACGCTTGTGTTGTTCCCA